GGCTTCCTGCGCTGATTGTTTTTCAATATCGACTCTATTTTTTGATTGTTCGAGTTCTGCATCAGTTTTCTTTTTCAAGAAATCCTGTTCTGCTGCGCTGAGTTTCTCAAGCCTGATTATTTCATTCTGGTAATTATCTTCACGTTCATTATCGAGGTCATCCTCACCCTGAAGCTGATTATCATTATTCTGTGTTTGAATAATCCCGATTGCTCTTTCATTGGCAGCTATCTCCTGCTGTTTTTTTGCAATCTCGAGAGAGAGTTCGTCTGCTCTTTGATACTGACTCTCAACTTCCTGCCATTCATTAAACTGATTCTGTACCTCTTCCGTTAATTCCTGGTATCTTTCCTTCAACGGTCTTACTTTTGTCTGAAGAAGTGATACAAAATTGATTGATTTATCAATAACACTCTGCAATTCTCGTTGTGTAATAACGTCTGCATTAAATAGATTCTGAGCAGCTTCAACTTGAGCATCATAAATATCAGCACCACTTTCCCATACCTGTTCACGTTCGGCCTGGTACTGTGCTTCAATTCCAAGTATTCTCGTATATTGATCGCTTAGTTCAGCGAGTTCGTCGCGCTTCCGTTGGTATTCTTCGCGGGATGAATCCCTGGAATATTCAAGGGCTTTTGCTTTTTCCTGTGCTATCCACTGTTCTGCCTCGAGGGTTGCAAGAGCTGCTTCATTATTCGCCTTTTCCAGTTCCAAAAGATCAAGAGAAGCCTGGCGCGCGATATCTGTGTTAATCTCAATGGCATTCCCAAACTCATCAAAAGCACTGGCAGCATCAGGGACCCGATCAGCCAACTGATCAATAACGACTCTGAGCCTTTCCTGTTCATCAGCATTGAGCGTGGTCTGGCTTGTTAATGTTTCATATTCATTTACAAGGCCGTCAAGCTCAATCCTCCTATTGTGGATGCCGACGTTTGCATCGACAACCTGGTTAACCATATCAAGAGCATCGCTGACCTTGTCCAGATCCTTTGCGTATTCGTCTGCGGCAGACCGTCCACCATCCATCGCATCGGACAAAGCGATAACGGCACCGAGAGGTGTTAATGTTGTTATCAACTTAAAGACATTACCGATTGTCGGTGCAGCCTCTGTTAACCAATTAACAATCTGAATCCCAAGCTCGAGGACTCTTTGGAGAAACGGAGCCAACTGCTCCCCGACAGCAATCGCCAGTGATTCAGTCGCACTCTTAAACCTGTCCTGTGCGCCGGCAAGAGTATCGTTCTGGATAGCATAAGCCTCGGCAGCAGCGTTCGTGTCCGTTACTGCTTCTGTATATTCCTCTATGGCCTCACGGCCACCCTGGATCAGTTTGATCAATGCAGGTCCTGCCCGGTTCCCGAAAATCGCCATGATGTCGCCGGTCTCGAGTCCGGCTTCTCCAAGGACTCCCATCACTTCCGCAAGACTATGAGTTGCAGGGTTGACATCATCAAAACTAACACCGAGTTCCTTCAGTTTTGCAATCGCCGGACTGGTTGCGTTTGCCAGATCACCGAGGGCAGCCCTGAGAGCCGTCCCTGCCTGAGTCGCAGCGAATCCGTTGTTATACAGGATCTGAAGCGCGCCGACAGTCTCTTCCAGAGAGATTCCAAGACCGGAAGCAACCGGTCCTGCATACCTCATTGATGTCGTCAGCTTGTCCATTGTCGCCTGTGAATTAGTTATCGCAGCGGTAAAAACATTGGCAACACGCACGGCATCCTCAGCTTCGAGGTTGAACTGACTGATAGACGCCGCGACAGATGCAGACGTTGTCGCCAGATCAGACTGTGTCGCTCCGGCCAGATAAAGAACACCGTTCAAGGCACCCATTGATTGAGTGGCATCAAACCCAGCTGAAGCCAAATAATAAAGAGCATCGGCAGCCTGTGAAGCTGTAAACCTGGTTGTCCGTCCTGCTTCCTGGGCTGCCGCATTAAGGGCTTCCATCTCTTGAGTGGACGCCTTGGCTACAGAAGCGACGTTCGCCATTGACTGTTCAAAAGAAGCGAATGTTGAGACGGCGGCTTTTATTCCCTGGATTGTTTTTGTAAGGGCAACGACGGCCAGTCCGATTGCCCCAAGAGAAGCAACGGCCCCGCCAGCAAAGGTTTTGAAAAATGTCCCGGCTGACATGAGATCGCCATGGAGTGCGCCAGTGTTTACTCTGACTTGTGCATTAACGGTTCCGGCGTCTATTCCTGCGGGCATTCTTTTTCTCCTGTTCCTCTGCGTATATCGCCCATGCTCTCCGGTCGATATCGGCCTTGTTAAAATCAGTGAAGTTGCCCGTTATATTCTCCGACGGGCGATTATTATTATTCCTTGCCATGATAGCAAGGTTCTTCAAAATCTCCTCGTCAACTTTTTTAATGTCGTTTTTATCAACCAGTTCAACACCATAAGAAAAAATCGTCCCCGCGAAATCAGCCGGGAAAATCTGATAAAAAGCAAGCTCCTTATTCAACAGGGTTCTTTCTTTCTTCGCCCTTTCACCTGCGTCATTCTCAGCAAGAGCATCTTCCCTTGCTTTTTTGATATCAGCTTTCATCGCCTGTGCATCTTCGTATAATGAAGCAGCCTTCAATGCATCATCATACGAAGGCGAGATCATGGCATACCTCATGATCCTGTTTTGGATTTTAGCAAACTGAAGCATGTCTTCAGCCGAAACCTCTTTCTTCTGGATCTTATCGTAAAAGGTTTCTATCAGTGAGAAGTTTCCGCACTCTTCAATCTCAACCTGCCGGAGCGGGCGAACAATTACCGGCCCGATAATCAGGCCATTGAAGGGCGGCCATATCTCCTGATATGCCGCCTCTTCAATTAACTGCTCACACGTTCTCGACGTCGAGGGCTGCGTATTCTGTGATTGAGAGTTCTTCTCTGTATTTTGCAGGGTAGATTGTGCCATCTTCATCCTTGTAGTTTGTCGCTACGAGAGAGTAATTCACAGGATTGATATTCCTGTCATGGGGCTCCTCTCCTGTCTGGCCAGAAAGAGTCCGTCCAACTTCTTTGTAATATCCGACAAGATCCCCTTCTTTGTTCTCTCCCTTAGAATACTTCGCATAAAAAGCTTCGTACATGAAGTATGCTTTTTCGGATTCAGAATCAGGGTCAGTATAAATCTCGGTTGTCGAGTTCCATGTACCACCCTCAATGATTGCCAAGAGTTCCGGGTCATAGGCCGTATCAACAAGAGTTGCAGAAAATCCTTTCTTGTATGAGTCAGTCATGATGGTTGTTTCTTTTCCGTTGGAATCCTGTATGTTAAGCTCTTCAGATTCTTTGTAATTCGGGCTAAGCGACATACTTTGGATGGTATTGCTTTTGATGAATTTCACACCATACCCCTGTCCGATCATTGCAATCTCAGGGCCTTCACCGTATACCTGCAGATAGCTTACAGATCCAGGGGCAGTCAGAGCAATCTTTAACCGGCTAGTTGATGTATCCGATGAAGCTGTAATGTTCGTCGGGCTGGCATCGTTGATTGCAATAACCAATTCAGCAACAGTGACTGCTTCTTCATCAACAGATCCGACACCGGTCGAGACGTCGACCTCTACTGTCTCTGCTGTTCCATCCTGCTTGAACGTAAACTCAACAGCCGACGTATCATATGCTGCAGAGAAATCAAACGGACCTGCACCACCGATAATTCTGGAAACAGTGGGGATTGTTTTATCATCGTTTAAGGGCAGAATCCGAAGGAATTTGATGAATGCCATATATTCGGCACTTGTTCTTAATGACATAATGTCCTCCTAAAATAAATCAGGAATCAAAAACAATCTCCACATGGAGATCGTTCCATCCTTTTCTTTGATCATCGTATCTGATATCTGATTCTCTGACAAGACGATGTTTCTGTTGCCGTCATCACTCTCGGCTTCGTAATCTTCTAAAAGCTCAAGAAGAGTTTTACGTACATACGTCCTTAGGAACTTCTGTTGCCCTGGAAGAAAGTGCGCAAAGATCCGGAGCTGTGTTCCACGTCCTGGGAAAGGCTCTTCTTTAACTACGACATAAGGAGCGTCAGGTCCATGATCAGCACCATAAATATATACCCTGTCGATCGGCCCCGTTTTCAGCCTGTCGCGTACCTTGAAAATCATTCGTATAACTCCTTAAGGTCTCTCATGAAATCAGGTATAACTGATTTCACAACAGGCCACAGGGCCGCATTCTTCCCGTCCTTGGCGAACTCAAGATACTTACCATAATGAACGCCGTGTGCAAGAAAAAAACCGACAAAGCCTTCTCCCCTGAAGGCATCGGAGTGAACCCTGTCTTTTGCCTGGTATGTCCTGTTGACCCAAAACTCTTCTGCGGCCTGTCTCCGGTTAAAATCTTCCAGACTTCGCGCTGCATAGTAAAGGCAGAGAGCATATAGGGCCGCTTCCTTTCTTTCAAAGATCCCGAACAGGTTTCCGATTACAAGGTCAACCCCGACGATGCTCATCCATTAACCTCAGTTGATAAAGGATAGAGATTGCCAAGGACCAGGCTTGTTCTTTTGTCACTTCCTGTTTCTTCCCGTTTACCTGAATGATCATTGTCTCGCTGTCATTGCCTTCAGCTTTCGGTCTGATCTGTCCGGTGTCATCATCAATGGTTATCTTGTTAGGGATATCACTCATGTCTCGGCCTCCGCATCGTCAAGATCAGCAGCTTCCATCAGCGGAGCCTGATATCCGATAATCCCACCTGAAGCATACAGCGGATCAACAGGCCCGATACGCCATTCTTTTCCGATGGCTTCAAACGTCTCTCCCTCTGTGATGACTGTCTGATAATCAGACAGGATGAACCTCTGCAGGTTTGTACTGACGCCGGCAGGGACGGTTCCTTGCTTCGGGACACTCATCCCTTGCTCATGGCTGAGCCTGACATATCTCGTGTCATCAGGAACAGGTGTTCCGTACGGGTCTTCAATCAGCCCGCCCATCCCGTCATCGATCATAGATTTTGAGTATGTAATAATAGCTGTCGGATTTTCTTTGATTTTTTGCTGGATGGCTTTCCGGCGTTGGGTGAGTTCGGCCCTCACACATTCCCCCCGGAAATCTCAGGAGCTGAAGAACCTCCCCACCGAGGGCCCGCCTTACTGACTGTCTCTTCATAGTCTTCCTGAAACTCTGCCAGAAGATTCTCATAATACTTGAGAAGATCCTGCAGCCCTGTCCATTCTGTAGATTCCGCTCCGGTATCAGACCGCTTCAGCCTAAGTTCTTTCCCGAGCTTCGCGATGATCTGTTTGATTGCTTTCACACAGGCAAAGTCCTCACCGTTTGCATCGTACCAGATTCCGAGCCGGGTATCTGAGACATAAAGGTTGAGAGTCTCCCACTCGTTCCCGTCGTGGTATTTGTAGAGGCCGTTATGTCTGTATGCTGTTTGATTTACAGGGCTATCCGGAAGATCACCGGTGACATCCTGAATATCGATGAACCCGTCAGGATCATCGATTCTGAGGCGTACCTCTTTTATTTCGTTGAATGTTGCCATGAGTCATAGTATCTTTTTCCTTTTTATGTTGCAATAGGTTATTTTATTTTGACTTTTTCTCCGGCTGAGTTGAAAAACTCTCCAGGTTTAGTCATAACATAGCAGCCTTTCTTGCTAACCATATCAGATAGAGCATTACACGCTTCCTGTTTCGTCTTGTAATACCCGAGAATCACAAGAGATCCTCCCCGATCAAACTTTACAATCTGTATCCGTTCTGTTGCCATTCTGGCCTCCTGATTCTTTATAGCACGTATTCCGATTCATGTCAATAAAAAACCCCGGTGATGAGCCGGGGTTAGGAGAATTGTGATGAAATAGAAAAATGGTCAGGCAATAATAGAATATCACGCTGACCATTTTCTGTCAAGTCTAAAGAGTCGGCAGGGTGATCTCTACACACATGCCAGTTCCAGAAGAACCGACGGGGGTGCTGTGAGAATACCCGAAAAACTCAGCAACATATTCAGTCTGGATTCCGTACCATACGCGCTCTTCCTGACTCAGGGTAAGAACAGATCCTTTGCCCTGTTCCATAGTCAGCCCGCGCTTTGTCAGGGTATAGGCTGCACGGGGGACGAACATATATGCCTTTGTTGCAGCAACGCCGGGGTAAGAAACAGTATCTTCGCCGACATAGATCGTATCGCCCCGATACGGGATGATAGCATCAAGCCAGGACAGGGATTCGAAATTCGAGGGCTTTCCTTTTCCTCCGAGGTTAAGCTGTCCGTTGACGGCTCTCTGGAACCACATCTGTTTCCCATAAGGAATAGCAAGATAAACCTGATCGGCACCGATCGTCTGCCCGGTCTGGGCATCAGTCAGGTTCAACAGCCTGTCATAAGCATTCACAAGAGTAGCATACAGTTTTGCCTCTTTCGAAGTCTCGACTGTATCGGCGGCTTCCTGCTGTCCTGTGTCCCATCCGGCAGCGGTTGTCTTGGCAACCATCAGGCCGAGAACATTTCTGTTGTTTCGCAGACCGACGTATGCCCGCGTGACAGCCCGCATGACTTTCTGAATATCATAGAGCGGGTTATAGATCACATCCTGCAAGCTGGTTTTGTCACCCAGCGCAAAGAGGTCCATGCTGACAGAACCGGTTGCTCCGGTTTTATGTTCCAGGAGAGGAACGGCGTCATTATTCCCGTAGATATCCTCGAAAGCACCACCAGCGTCAAGGAACTCATCCAGCCGGACGGACTTCCCGAAAGCATCATTGACCTGTTCATTCATGACCATGTCAGTGTAGTCAGCTTCCTGCATCCGTCTGCGGGTGATATCAATACGCATGAGGTCAGTCAGTGTTGACCAGTCATCAGGCAGCATGGAGGCGTTCTTCGCTTTCTTATGAAGATCCTCGATTTTATTCCAGACCTTGGCATGGCCTTCTGACCCTTCCCAGATATTTGATTTCATGACAACAGTGTTGTCACCTGTTTTCAGACTTTCCGGATCTGTTGCTTTGAGATTCTGTTCTTTCTTTCCGGAATACCCAACGGACCTCAGTGAGTATCCGTTCTTCACGCGCTGTTCAACGAGCGCATTTTTATCAAGTATAAGTGCCATATATTACTCCTTAGGTGCTGGCTTCTGCGCCGTGGAACCGCAGTCCCTCGAAACGAAATACATCATTTGAGTTTTCAACTCTCCTGACATACCCTACAAGATACCGGTTTCCATCGCCTTCAGATTCGTAAAACTTACTCTTGGCGGTGTCCCAGTACACTTCCTGACCCCAGGTGTCGAAAGTCTCCCCGGAACCGATCATGTCAGAGCCGACCTCATAGATCTGGCCGACATGAATCGTTCCATTTGCTCCGGACGCAATGTCCTCATCGGCAAGGCCGAAATACGGAGACGCTTTTACGAAGTCACCCTGAGTGATGTCAGCAGCCGCGGTGATCGCAATGTGATCATCACCAGTGGTTTTTTCTTTAACGACGTATCCCTGATGGTTTGACGAATTGTCCTGTGATGCGGGTAAAGACATCTCGACCTCCTACAGTTCAATCACGGGTGCGCCCGTGATTTCGTTTTTTGTGGTTTTGTCAGAATAACCGATCTGGTTTGCTTCTGACCCTGCGTCGGCCAACTGGCCTGCCAGATTCTTGGCAACGGCTGTTTCTTTCAGCTCTGCGATTGCTTCATCCAGCTCTGCCTCGGGAGTGTTCCCGAGTTTGTCAACGGCATGAGTAAGCAGATCATTTTTCTCGCCGAGACCGTTCGGATCAAACTCAGCTTTGAGTTTGTTCTCAACACGGGCTTTCTCAGTCTTTTTGATTGTCTCTTCCATGTTCTTGTAAGAAGAGACAGGATTATCAACACCGAGTTCAGCGAACTGTTCTGCCATTGCCAGCGCGTCCTCGTGGTTATTCGTCAGGAGACGATCCTCACTGTTTGCGGCGGCGGCAAGTTCTTTGAGCGTCAACGAGTTATTCTCGATGGCTGCCGAAACAGCTTCGAGGATTTCCTTTTTAGTCACTGTTCTTGCTCCTTTGTTTTTGTCGATCAGACTGATCAGCTCTGCAATCTCAGGCTTGTGTTCTGCATTAGCGCGGGAGACCATTCGTCTCAGCGCGGAACGCATAACAACCCCGTCATGGATGGGCTTATCAGAATCATCGTCTGTATTGAAACGACCTGACTCAATCAGCGATCTCGCTTCCTCGAGCCAGCCATATTCATCCGAATTGACTTTCTGCTGCATTGCTCCGGCTCCATATTCAACAGCATCGTTTCTTTCATATCCTTTCGATGCTGTGAAATATGTGATTTCATTCCCTTCCTCGTCTTTCGAGACAGTGTACTCAGGCCATGTGACCAGGGAGAAATGGACAATGTTTGCCTTCGCATCACGGATCAGCCCGGCGTTGCTGTCAGAGTCTCCATCGGGAGGGATATAGATTTTCATGTGAATCATCCCGGTTCCATCACCGTTCTTGTCCATCCTGGCTCCGACCGTGTACAGGTCGGATGTCGGGCGGGATTCCCATGTGTGACCGCGCTTCGATCCGGGGATCGGCCTGTCACTCATCACGTTTTTGAAGGACTCGAAAAACTGTTCCTGATAGATCCCGCCTGTACCCTTCACAGGGTACTCAATCGACTCGACTTTGTAGAAAGGAGATTCATCATCACCGAGTAACGATTTCATCTTTTCTTCAGGGACCAGAGTCGGGATTGAGTCGGCAGAAACCTTTGAACCGATATCCGCGTAATTCAAAAAGACAAGTTTCTTCTTCATACTGTGAGAATAGAATATTTTTTGTTAAATCGTCAACAGGTTGTTAATTTCTGAAAAAGCACAAAAACTAAATCTATAGGTAGTAAAGACTTAGCTTTTTATTGTTTTATAAAATATTAAGATTTTTACAGTTTTTATATAACTCTATATATAGTAAAGAATTATAAAAACGAAACACCGGCCTTTAAAAATGGCACGTGTGCCAATATACCTTTAATACCTTGAAAAGCGATCCTCGGGCGAATATGAAGGTCATTTTTCACACAGATAAAGAAACATCGCGCCGAACTCTTCCTCTCCGCCGTATGTCTCTTCAATATCTCTCAAATATTTGAACCGCTCCGGCCTGGCAGTGATGAAGTTGTACTGAAACTTATGCTTTTCATCACCCGTTTTTTTCCAGAGGTAGAAATCCATGAATATGCAGATCGTCATTCCTGGGATGAAATGCCGCCAGAAGATTCTCTGTGTCTCTATGAAGTTCGATTCCTGTTTACAGGCATCATCGATATAAAGCCCGATGGGGCCGCCATGATATTCTGCCTTGCGGATCTCTTTCCTGATAACAGTTATCGGAACAGGAAAGACACTGAGCATTCCTTTCACAAGTTCATAATTGCTCGTTCCAGGTTTCAGGCTCACTCCCTCCCGGGCTGCTTTCATCGGCTGTCTGCCGGAGACAACGAACCTGTCGTATGTGTATATGGGATTATCCTTTTCATAATCCATTACAGCGAGAGCAGCCTGTGCGGTCCCGGCTCCCATCCATGTCCCGAGTTCGACAATGGCAACGCCGTCCTGGATCTGCTTCACTGCGTTTCTGATATGCTCCCCGATCTGAAGGCCTCCCATGCTCGGGAAAGTCTTGGCGTATTCGGTCAGGTCAATCACACTGAAACCTCCTGTTTGAATACCGGGTTGAGATATTCTTTCTGTTTCACGCTCCTGATAGGTATTCGCCAGTCCGGGCCGTAAAGATGAGTCAGGTATCCTTCGGTATCGTGCGGGATCAAATATAATCCACCGCGGAATTCTATTTCCTGCAGGTTATCCATAAATCCGGTCGGCATGGTGTACACGCTCCACTTCCCGTTCGACCGTTTTACTTTGCTGATGTGCATATCCTTAACCCGGAAAAAACTCCGCAGATCAATATGATAATCGTATTTATCAATGGCAACCTTCCAGTCATTCAGGCCACCACGAACAGTGATGATCTCATACCCGAGAGAAGAGAATTCATTCGCAATGTGGTCCTCAAGTCCCATTACTTTCTCAGCTTCCAGAAAAAAGTCGGCATCGAAATCCCACGAGATAAAGTCACCATCCCGTACGTATCCCAGAACAATCCCATCCGACATGATAGCCGGCTGTTTGTATTTTGTCAGAACAGCCTTCACCTCAATGAGCATTTCAGCCTGTCGTTTGAAGTCATCTTCGGTTCTGTTCTTATTCGGATCCTTCGTCACAACCTGCCTCCCTCAAATACCCTTTCCAAATCTCAAAAATCCTGTGCGTCACATGATCCTCCGGAACCGGTCGCCGAGGCTCCAAACCCTGGACCATGTCCCACAGGTTCGACTTCATGTGGACGATCTTTGTATTCTCAGAAAACCATTCCCAGCTGTTCTGCTCAAGATTATACTCCGAACAGGAAAACCGTTTAATACTGTTGTCGTTCAGAGCATGAAGGGTAATTGCTGTCTGGTCACCTCCCAGGCACTCACTGACATGTTCAACGAACAGCTCCGGATTCGAAACAATGGTTTCCGTCATCCTGATTATTGACTTCAGAATCCCCCGCCCTGCAGGCCGATAAAACAAGACACCGGCGTTGAGCCACCCGCGGGCCTTTCTGACAGTAACACCGAGAGTGAAGTCCTCTTTGAAAGCAGGAGAGCAATCCCCGGTAAACATCAGGTCCGCATCTGTCATGATTATTTCATCGTTCTGAGTAAGAGCCCACCTCGCCATTTCCAAAAAAGCATACGAAGATGAGAACGTCAGAAACGGATCACACTTCCTCGAGACCTCTTCAGGCCGTGGTACAGTCAGAACAACAACCTCCGCATCCGGATGATGCAATCGAGCTGAGTATTCCCAGACCTTTAAAAGATTGGAAAAATCATTATAATCCTCTTCAAAATGAATCGTTACAATTTTCACAGTCGTCTCCTTTTATAGTCGAAACCACGAACCCTTTTCTTTTTCTGGGTTTTCATCTGCTCTTTTTTGATGTCCCATGGCATCTTTTCTGACACTGTAATCTCTTTCCTGTCAGTATACGAGGCCCATTCTTTCAAGATATCATGCATCCACGGATAGCCCTCCCGGAGGAAAACGCAATGCCGGAGCTTGCCTTTCACATGAACAAACCTTGTTTCTTCGTTGACATACTGCCAGTCACAGTCAACAGCATTCCAGACCTGAGTGGAGAGAGAGACCGCGTCGGCAATCTCCGGGTGCATCTCAATCATGTATCCCATTGCAGATTGATTCATCCCGAAGTATTTAACCCTCCACTGTTTGTGGAATCGGAAATCGTAATACATCCGGTCATTGATTTCCAAGAGTTTCCGCATCCAGGCATGAGCGCGTTCTGTGTTCCGGACAAAAACAACACCACCATTCAATCGGCACCTGGTTTTCTTCCAGGCCGGTTTCTCTGTGTACCCGATATCAAACAGCATGTCCCAGACATCCTCGTTTGATCTCAGGCAAAGCATATCGCAATCACAGAAAACAACATCGTCATCAGCGTGTTCCAGGTATTCAACCTGCGCCCGGAGCTTGCAGGTATTGATCCACAGTCCAGGCTTCCGGTCATCTTTCTGCATTGGAACATCCAATTCGAGAGTCACGACCTCGACGCCCGGCATGTGCTTCCTGCAGGAAGCGACGAAAACATCATACAGCTGTTGATAATTGAAAGAGGTCCTGGCATAGTCAAAGATGGTTGTGACTATCTTCATTCAAGTTCTCCATGAAAATATTTTTCAACTTTCCCGGTTGTTCCTTCGGCCTGCCGAGATCCGCACGCGCTCCAGACGAAACAAACTGCTCACAGAACCATGGGCCGTTCTCGAACTTCAGCTCAGTTGAATATAAATAACCCATTCCACCAGTTATATATCTGAAATCCAGATCGAGCGCAACAGTCGGGCAACCGCCAACAGAATCATGGGAACCATTATTCAGCATAATATGAGTCAGGTTCCGGAGCCTCATCTGTGCCACGACAGCCAACCCGCCGAGATGCATCAGAACTGAACCATCACCATCCAGACACACAACTCGCCTATTTGGTTTCTGCATAGCTATTCCTGCTGCTACCTGAAGACAATGACCCATGCCTCCGATACAGAGAAAGTCTTTCTCGTGTCTGTCTCCGCGGAGTTCATACAGCTCCCGGCTGATCTTCCCGGTGGCAGAAACAAAGATACTGTCCGGCGGTGCTTCACTGAGAATCCGTTCGATTGTTTTTTCACGGTCGGTGTTTTCTTTTTGGTCGGTTTTGAACATTCCGTCTGGAATAACAACAGCAGACAGCTTGCCTTTTTCTTCCTCGGAGACATCGAACAAGTCTTTTTTTGTATCGATATGGAAAAGAGAAAAACCGGCAGACATAAGGACCTCTGTGCTCATCCCGAAATCAATCTCATGCTGTGGTAATCCTCCCCTATCACTGATCAACAGCGTCATCGGGATCCCGTAAGGGATAACCAGAGACGTTATCGGGTTCATGGCGTTCCACAGCCCTGAATTCTGCATATACACAACAGGAGTCTTTCCTGTTGCCAGGTGATACCCGATTGCCAGCCCAATGGCGCTCCCTTCATTAGCGGCAACGATACCGCCAAGCCCGGCGAGAGTGGAGTCCGGGACTCCCACAAGAAAATCAAACATCTGTGTACTCCAATGTTTCTTTAACGGGGATAATTTTCCCGCGGACAGGATATGCACAATCATAATTCTGAATATCATTTACTATAGATTGCATTGCCGGAATGGAAGCCCTGATCAACTGGTTCGCATAGATAATAACATTGATACCTTTTTTTGAAAGAAGATCACCAGGGCATCGATCATAAGTCGTCGGCACACATACAAGAGGGACTCCATAATCGGCAGCATCACAAAAAGAAAAAACCTCTTCGGCGCTCTCATTCTTCGAATGAATCATAATCGCATCTGCCCCGGCCTCGATGTACACCTCTGCCCGGTCAACAGCATCATCAAGACCCTTGCCGAGACAAAAACTCTCAATCCTCGCGATTATCATGAAGTCATCAGAAATCTGCGCGGCCTTCCCGGCCCTGATCTTCTCCGCAAACTCCTGCGGATCCGCCTGTCTTTGTCCTTCACCACTCCCGAGGCTGTTCCGTTTCGGGCCGACCTTGTCCTCTATGATAACAGCCGAGACGCCGAGCCTGTCCAACGTCCGGACAGTAAAGCAGAAATGCTCAGTCCTGCCGCCGGAATCCCCATCAAAGATAATCGGTTTTGTCGTCACTTCCATTATCTCTTCAACAGTCCTGATTCTGTTTGTAATATCAACAGCCTCAATATCAGGCTTCCCCCTGGAAAGAGAATCGGCCAGAGAGGAACACCAGATCCCGTCAAATCCGGACCGCTCAACAATAAGACCGGACAGCCCGTTATGCGCCTCGCAGATCCGGACAGGCTTCTTGTCTCTGATAAGCCGACGGAGCATCACGCGCCTCTTCTCTGGAGTAATCCCTCTGGATCGGATTCCTTCCCTGAGTCCTGACGAGCTGACCCCTTCGGTATACGGAACTTCAATCAGCTGACCGCCCCATTCTGACAGAACAGAAAGAACCTGTTCACGGGTTTGTGACTGGACGCCTTCCCTCCAATCATCTCCGTGAACAACATAATCCGGTCTGAGCCTTTTCAGGTTCGGGCGGTAATCTAGGGTATCCTGATCAAGGACGCGGGAGACGCCTTTCAGCCCGAGAACAACCTCCCTCCGCTGCTCGTATGTCATATAAGGCAGCCGCTTATAGCTGGCGATTGCCTTATCTGTCAGGAGTCCGATCGTGACTTCACCGAGCTTTGCCCCGTGCCTGATGATATTCAGATGCCCGGGGTGAATGATGTCCGCGCTCATAGCGATGTAGACCTGTTTTACTCCTCCCATACCGGCTCTCCTATCTCTGCAGCTTCTCATAATTATCTATAATTTATTGTTTGCATTATCTGTGGGTGATCTTCACACACGGATAATGAATCATCATAATTTATGCAATTTGATATTGCTTTTTTACCACATACCCAACATGTTAAATCCTGATGCTTCTTGCAGGGTATTTTATTTTGACAAAATTCTCCGTTTGCTATTCTATACCCGCACAAACCCTTTTTATTATATTCTTTTATGGTCTTAATCATTTCTTCATTATTATGTCTTTCTATAATTATTTTATTCTCTTTTTTCTCTTCGCATTCAAAACAATATGCGCCAAAAGAAGAGCGACATCCACCTTCAATTTCTTTTCCACAAAAAATACATTTTACTGTTCCGTCCATATTCTTTCTCCTATCTCTGCAGCTTCTTTATACCACAACTTCATCGCCTCCTTGTAGTTCCCGAAAGGCTGCTTTCTCGCGAGAACAAGACGGCGAAGCCGGCTTTTCATGTGAACGAATACAGATCCGCACCGTGTGACGTGCGGCCAGTCAGTATCAACAGCATTCCATGTCCGGCACGGAAACGACTTCACAATGGCCTCATACTGACCGGTCTCAAACAGGCAGCCGAATGCCGCCTGGTTCATCCCGGCGTATTTCACCCGCCATTTCTTATGCTCATACCCGTTATCGTACAGCCTCTGATTGACTTCTTTATACTGCCTGAAGAAATCACGGGCGGCCTCCGTCGGTTTCACGAACATGATCCCGCCGTTCATCGGCATTCTCCTGATCTTCTCTTCACCCCAATACTGCCTTGTATTCTTGTCCTTTCTCATCCGGACCTCAGTCCGTTCAGTATACCCGACATCGAAATGATGATCGAATATCTCAAACTCGGAGAACGGCCTGATAGCAACCATGTCGGCATCAGCAAGAACGATATTCTCATCTGTTCCTTCGATTATACGGAGCCACTCTTCGAGTTTAATAGTATTGTACAGGAAATTGAGATCGTGCCGATCGCCTTCAGGGAGGACAGGAGGCTCGACCTTTATATCAATGAACTTTGCATCAGGGCAATACTTGCTGCAGGAATGCCGAAAAACTCTGGCGAGCATTTCATAATCAGCAAGGTTGTACTCTGGGGGGTAGTTGAAACTGACTGTGACGATGATCATTTGAGCAACATCCAGAGGAAAAAAAGTGCACCGAGGCAAACAGCTATTATACAGATAATCTCAGCAATATCCTTCATTTCTTCCTCCTCCTGGACGTAAAAAAAAGAATCCACGTATAGACCGTAGCTATTCCGAAAAGCCCGATAACCGCGATACACTGCCACCATTCCCAACTCATAGATACCACCTCATTTTTTCTGATACTTTGCGAAGCCAGATCCCGAAACGAACGATCCAGCCTTTTCCTTTTCTGATTCCGTAATTACGGATTTTATTTGCTGTGTTGTAGAGCATTATTTCTCTCCTTTCTCTCTGCCGACCATATCAATATCCAGAAATCTTCACCACAAAGACAGGTCCTGTCGGGTGGCGAATCATCAGGCCATTGAGGATATATACGCCCGCATCTGTGGCATTGCCATATCCTGTATATTCCGGGAGGATATACAAGTTTGACTTCGTCTAAATAGCATAATGTATTACTATCCATTGTAAACAACATGCCTGTCCCTCCACTGCCCGCAGCTGTCTTCCTGCTTCATGATCGGGAAAACCGAAGAAGACCTGTCACCCTGCTGTGGATTGCCTGCCCGGCAGTATCCATTGTTTCCGTTCGGGAATAAAAGGAAGTGAAAGCAATTTTTACAAATCTTTTCCATCGTAGTCCTCCTGTCTATAGAATAGCACAGGTTCCTTTCCGTGTCTAGCCTGATTGAGCAGGAAGATAATATTTGTTATACCACTCATCCAGGTACGGAACGGAACCACCCTCAGACCATGACTGCAGGTCTGCCATGAACTCGCCGTGAGGGCGGAGTTTTTGGCGTATGACACAAAGGCAGTTCGGATGGGGGTATCCTGGTAATTCGACATATTGATAAGGACTATTCCTGGCTAGATCAGCACAATCACACGGCCAGCCCTGACGACCACCGCTCAACTCCCAATCATACAAATCAGGACAGGCTGGGTTGCTCTGTCCCTGCCATGCTGCAGCTGTCTGCATGGCAGAATAAAGCTCCGTCCTTGCAAGCCGGAGAGCGCGATAATCAATAGCTCTTCCGATCCGGCGTGAATATTCTCCGGTCCCTGGCCTGAGTCTCCCGTATCGACCTGCGCTGAACGTATAATCCCGCCCGTTCCTGGCATAGACCTCAATATCACGGGCGATCTGGGTCACATCCCTTCCCTGCGCTACACCTGCCTGAACGACTCTCTTGATGTCTGCCTGATACTGCCCGTTTATCCCACCCCAGATCCTTTCGCTGAAAGTGTACCCATCCTGCCATTCCTGATTGACAAGAGCTGTGACAAGTCTATTATTGATAGATTGATAGATATTCGAAAGACCTTCCGGGGTAACGGTGATGACCCCACCGATTTCTGTGAAGGCTTCTGATAGATATTTCGCGTCAATCCGTCCCGGCCCGGGGGTCGCCTCTGTCAGGAAATAACAATCAGTGACCATGCCAGGAACAGCCTCTTCAACTGACCGGCTGATTATTCTTGCGCCTTCCCGAAGCTGCCTCTCAATCGCCTGCCACCCTGAAGAGGTCAGGTCAGACAGCCCGGCGGCCTCTGTTGCCCTGACGACAGCAGCAGACTCATCGGCTGCCTGGATGTAAACATCCCTGATTTCTTTAAGGACTGAGAGTTGAACACGGGGCCACTCTGCCCGAGCAGCCGTGTATAACTCTTCAAACGCCTCATTCGTCAAACAGTGGTCTCCCGGTTAAGCATCCCGGCGGCATCAAGAGCCGTCATTGGGTCAGCACTCGCCAGGGCTTTGAAAGCTGCCATGTCTCCGAGGCCCCGAACAAACTCTTTAAAATCATCCTCCGTCGCGTTCGGAAAGTTCATATCCCACAACCGATGAAGCTGCTGTTTTGTCATACCTGCAACGCTCATCAGTTTGCTGATCCCCTCTGCGAAGTTCTTGAAAATAATCGACTTAGTTTCATCACTGATAGAATCCAGGTCATTCCACTCGACTGTGAGACTGACATCTCTGTTGATCATTCTAGCTATCATCAGAAGTTTGAGTGATGCCTCAAAAACTTTGATCCAGGGATTCGTGCATTCTCTCTGGTCTCCCCGGACATACATCAGCAGCGTACTCATATTCTCCTGGACAGATGCGAGGTTTCCTTCTGTCTTCAGCCCCCATGCTATCTCAGGGATACCGGAGCCTTCAATGATCTTCCGGAACTTCAGCTTAAGGGCATCCATATAAGCCTGGTATGCCTGCAGGGGAGGCGACAGCAGCTCCGGAGCTGTGTCTCCTGCTTCTGGTCTGTGGATCATCAAATCAATCTCGCTGATATCTATATTCGCAAACATATCAGCCGCATCATCATACCCGTTCGCCTGCGCAAAGGCGTCCGGGTCCTCTGTCCCGAGAAGCAGTTTGATTTTGAACTTCGCCAGAAGAGTTGAAAGTGAAAGGTCGATGTCGTGGTATGCTTTCAGATCCGCAATAATCCTGCCATAAATAGAATGACCGCGGATATCATCACCGTCAGCCTCGCAGGAAAAAGGAACCGGAATCATCCCGATCGGATTCCGCATCGTCCCTTCCTTCAGGTCTGACGGCATCCCGGAACCGGTGTATGCTACAGTGATTCTCTGCTCTGTGAATGATCTCCGGCGGGTCACTGTGACGTTCCGGCTGTAAGCTGTTGTCACGGTGATATTCTCTTCGACGATCAACTCCTGGATTTCGTTCGTGTCGATATTCCTGATAATATCACAGACTGTATTATCCGGGATGAACTCCCAATAGAGTTTGCCCTGAGAAAACTTCGGCCATACCCAGATTGTCCCCTCCCTCCTCCGTTGAATATGGATCTGCTGGATCTGCATATTGAACTGTTTGATTAGATCCTTGAGGATCTGGTCAATTTCTTTATCATCCTCAATAGTCTTCGGAATAGGGAACCCCTGGAAAAAGACAGGGATCTTAACAGGTGCCATTGCCAAGGCCGACGCCAGCTTCAGCCCAGGATAATCTCCGAAGTAAAGCCCGCGAGTCAGAGCTTGGTTGACCTGCATCCCGTCTGTGAAATCCCTGGTCTGCGGCGTCTTTCTGGATGTCTTGACAGGATTATTTGTCGCGCTTCTGGATTTGAACCAGTCGAACGTACTGCTGAATATGCTCATTATCGCCCCCTCCTTGCGGCCAATGCTCTCTTGGCCTTTGGCGTGTACTGGATTGTCTTGCCTGTAAAAAAACAGAGGATAAGCGCGTCCGCTTTATCAGGACTTTTTCCATATCGTTCTTTGAAGTCTTTCTTCGGCTCGATAATCTTCGCCTCCGTTTTATCGTAATCATATAATCTTTCAGACAGTTCGTCCATAAGTTCGTCATCGTCCGGGATATCGATCTCATCTATAGGCAACTCAAACCACATTTCAGTGGCGAGATTTTTATATTTTTTCTTCTGGACAGCTGACGATCCAAAGTTTATCGGGACCACTTTCGCCCCGAACTCACGGAGCCGGTCAGTCACACCACCGCCGACTCCGGTGTCATCAATCTTAATTGTCGTAGACTTCTTGTGTTTCACAAATGACCAGACCTCTTTTGCCACCCTCTGAGTGTTGGCCCCGTGGAGGATCTTGCTGTCAATGACTTTCATTCCCTGCCTGAGATACATCACTGTCCTGTCATCACCGAACCTGGCAACGTCCACGCCACATGAGAACGGTCCCTCTGCGGGAAGACGGCGGTTCATGGCAGCCCGGACAGCGACCCGAGACATGACGGCATTGAAGCCCTGTGCCTTCGGCTTCCCTCCCCACTTATGCTCCGCGATATCTGGCCGGACAGCATAATCATGTTTCATCTGAGTGAGGAGCTTATCCGGGAACCACGGATTGTCTTCTTTCCCTGGTTTCAGTTCCAATGCAATCGTGTTCGGTGGTGGGTTAATATAGAACAGTTTGTAAACCGGGTCCATGTCTTTATCCCGGTTGAACGTGATCCATATTTCAGAACCGGCTTTCCTGAAGGTCGGGAAAATCAGGTCCCAAGATTCAACAGGGATAGACTCAGCCTCATCAATCCAACAGAGGTCATACCCTTCGAGACCCTTCAACCCTTTCGCAGTTTTCAGGTCTTTCAGTCCGGCAAAATAAAAATAAGATCCGTTCTTCTTGTTAACTATCCTGGACCGTGACGGGATGGCCTCCCAGTCGGCCTCATAACCGAGCCTGCTGATAGTATCCCAGATCAGTGAGTACGAGGATTCTTCAAGTGTCTTCTGGATTTCACGGCCACAGAAACACTTCAGGTGCTGCGCCTGGAGCTTCTGTACAAGCAGTGAAGCAACAGACCATGACTTTGCCCCGGCGCCGCGGCCACCGTGAGCGACTTTGAAATCAGCCGGCTCTCGCCATGCTTCAAACTTCGGGGCGACTCTTTCCCTCAGTTCTGTGTTCAGGATGTCGATGAATAGGGCTTCCTCAGAAGCTGTGAGGCTTGCCATTGAGTTTTATTTCATGGTTCTTCCCGTTCGCTTCACACCATTCCTTGTATCTGGTGACGGTCACATCGCAGTAATGCGGGTCCAGCTCCATGCCATAGCAGGTGCGCCCGGTTTTTTCAGAAGAAATGAAGGCAGTACCCGACCCAGCAAAGGGCTCATAACTGATATCGCCATCATCTGAATTATTTAGATACGCATTGTCATATAATTCAACTGGTTTCATTGTTGGATGTTCTGCCGATTTCCTTGGCTTATCTATCTTCCAGACAGAGGAACGATGTTCTCCTTCCATCGGTCTCTTGTGTTTCTTCCCCCATGTAAGAAGAATAGGTTCATGCTGATAATCATAATCAAGGCGGCCCATACTAAATGTAGGGGCATTCTTATACCACATAAGAACATGACGAACAGGCATCCCTGCCTCCTTCATCATCATCATCATCATCATTCCAAGCTCCCCACCTTGCGGTGCTGTAACAAAGAAAGTACAATCTTCTGCTGCTGCAATCTTTCTGGCATTAATGAAGGCTTTAACAAGAATCTCTTTTAAGTCTTCTGGCTTCTCATTATCTGATACAATATCTTTTAAATTCCTTCCAGAAGGCTGGAAGGAATTAAGAAACTTGTTCTTGTCACCTATTCCAACACCATACGGCGGGTCTGTAAAACAAATACAAGCCTTCTTCCCATTCATCAACCTTTCAACATCTTCCTCTTTCGTACTATTACCACAAAGCAACCGATGGTTACCCAACTCCCACAGGTCGCCGAGCTTTGTAATAGGCTCCACCTCTTCTGGAACTTCGTCGTCTGATTCGGTATCTTCTCCCGGGAAGGAAACTTTGATTTCAGTATCCACAAGCCGGATGGACTCCGCAACACTCTCCCCGAGACCGTTCAGCCATTCAGAAAGCTCCACAGTATCAAACTCCCCATATTGACTACTGATTGACAGGAGGATCTCCCTCGCTTCCTCTTTCGAGTCTGCCTGGATATAGTCAACCGGGAACATCCCAGGGATCGGCACCCCGGCTTCCCTGACAGCGTTCATTGCCTCGGACCTCCCGTGACCATCCAAGTCATAATACGATCCCTCATGCTCCCAGACGAAGAACGGGGCGATGAAACCGAGTTTGAATATTCTCTCGATCAGCTTTAACAGGTTCTGTTCTGATCTCTTTTTGAGTTTGCCCTGGAAGTCCAGGATAATATCCAACGGGAGAGAATCACGGCCAGCGCAACGGATCTCGATATCGCCGTGTTTCTCGTGGAGTTCAATTATCTTCTGTTTCAGGCTCTGCTTCATTGTACTTCCTCATCAACTCTTTAAGCATCTTCTGTCTATCTTCCTTCGGGATATCCTTCGCGGTGATCTGCGTCTCAGTGCTTTCAATCTCCTGCTTCGGCATCCCGAATCCATACTCTATCATCCACTGAATTGTTTTCGTGTGTCCTTTGACGAAGTCCTGGATGATAGGTTTTAAAAAAAGTTTGACGATAAAAGGAGTACTGTCCTTTTCCAGCAGTTCCTTCGCGTCATCGATGGTTTTGATCATCGGGCCAAGGCTGCCGATCATTCTCCGGATATCATCAGTCGATATATTATTGTCTTTGATCCATTTTCTCAGGTGGGAAGGTTTCCGGCCATTCTTCTTCGGTTGGTATGTTGAAGAAAATTGTTTGCTGTATTCCCAGAACTTCTTTTCAGCCATTCCGTTTTCGGCTTCGTTTTGCGAAACCGTCCTCCATTGACAAGTATAAGTCCGCGTGCTATTCTTGTCAACCATGGAAGATTACGGAGAGATGCCCTGCTGGACAGGGCAGATAAACCACAGGATCCTTCCTGCGGGGGATGATTCCAGCGGGGGCAATCCCAAAAAAGTTATATGTAAAAAAAACAATCGTGTCCGGGAATACAAATCAATCAGACAGTGTATGCTGAAAACAGGCTGGAAGCGAAAAGAGATCTATTCCGGGGAGAAAGACGGGTGGATTATCCGGCTGGAAGAGGTGGAATTGTAGTGCTTGAGCGCTTGTACACTTTTACCCCTATTTTCAAAAAGTTGTATATAGGGAAAATTACGAGATAATTTTAACTCTATAGGAGACTTTTTCAAAACAGCCTTTTAAGTGTACAAGGTCTACCGGAAGTGTGCCAAATGTAAAAAATGTTCTTTTATGTCTGGACACTTTTTTTTATCTGTGATAGATTGTTAAAAAAGGAGTTTTTTATGATTGACAAACGCCCGATGATATTTCAGATAAAAAAAATGATCGAAAAGTCTTTTAAAAATAAAAAATCATTTGCTGAAGCTGTAGGAATAAGCCGTACATCATTATACAGAATACTCAATGAGACTGTTTTTATTTCTGAAAAAATGTTGAATAAACTTTCTGAAAAAATAGGACTCAATATAATAATGTCACTCGAAACATTTGAGGAAGATATTCTCTTTCTGTCAGTATCAGCAGAGCAAAAAAGGTGGATAAATAATACAGCTTTAAATGCAAAGATGAAAACTGATGAATATATTTTTAAGGCAATTAAAGAAAAATATGAAAGAGACAGAGAAAATGAAGAAAAATATGGGAGGTTTTCAGAAACATGATAAAAGACTGGCTTAAAAAAATCCTTCCATGTCATTATTGTCAGGGAGCGGAAGTATCATTTTATTATTCTGATAAGAAGATAAAACGATACGGTGTTCTCTGTGATAAATGCGGGAGAATGATCGGGTGGCTTCCTTCCTCACTGGAGGACAGGATTGAGATTGAAGGTTACAAAATAAAGGAAAGAGAAGCGTATGTCTCTAGAAGTATATCAAGATAACGGTTTTAGATTTTTCCCATGTAGAGCAAACAAAGGGCCGGACATCCCAAAAGGTGAGAGTTGGAAGGATGAGAAACATCATGTTGATAGGGAGAAAGCGGAAACATTGCAGTCCATAGGGACAATGATCGGGGCGTGGATCCCAGAGGATGTCATTATCCTGGATCTTGATCGCCACGAAGGGAAGCCTGATGGCAATATTTATTTCAAAGAACTGATGAAGAAATTGAATATCACCATCGGATATTTCTACGACACAACTGTTGTCAAAACAGGTGGAGGCGGTCAGCATATCTTTTTCTATGTCGGGAAGAATCACGGCCTCAAACAGGGATCCATCAAAATAGAGGACTGTGAGATTGGCATTGATATAAAAACGTCAGCCGGGTATGTGATTGCTGCAGGGTCTCCAGGGTATAACTATATTAGCGACGCGGACCCAATGGAGATTCCAGAAGAGCTTCTTTCATGGCTTCAGGCTGTCAAACAGAAGCCGGATAAACATACAGATAAGAAAACGGTTCCTGAATCAAAGCATATTCCTGTGAAGCTGTTGAAAAGCGTACTGAGAAAAGTTGATGTCCAGAGGTTTAACAGTAATGACAGATGGTTGGAGTTTATTACATCAGCTGTGGCGGCAGCAGGGAACAGTGCAGAGGTTATAGATGCCCTGGAAGAGTGGAGCCGTGGGGATCCGCAGTATGAGCATCATCAAGTCATCAACAGAATAAAGTCTTTTAAACCGGAAGGCGGCATCACAATAGGGACGTTTGTAATGTTCCTTCAGGAAGAGGGTGTCAGCCAGTATCTGGTGAACCAGGTTGTGAAGGTTGACGCCATCAGTAACGCTCTTTTAATAGGAGAAGACGAAGAGAGTTCACTCCCGTTTCCGGAACCGGATTATTTGTATTTGTCAGAGCTTGTAGAGGCAAGGGAGTTCTTCACGCTATCCGGGAATACAGCAGCAAAGAAATTGCTGTATGTAGCTTTTGACGAGAATGTGATTTTTTGCAAAGGCGACAAAGAGACATATTTTTTTAACGGGTCCAGATGGGAGATCATGAGTGATATGTATTCGGTTGTCTATACTATTCTTTTTAAGATTGCAAAAGAATATTATTATGCCAGGGACAACAGCAAGGAAATGAATGAGTGCCTGATCCGGGTAATTAAAAATCTGAATGATACAACCTGGAAAAAGAAAACCATTACAGAGATCCAGTCAATGATCAGAGAGGATTATGTTGATTGGGACAGCCAGGCCATCAGGGAGACAGTCACCATCCGGGACGGGGTGATTGACTTCTCGAACAAACAGATAGAAAAGAGAAACGGATATCGGGCAGAGTTCCGGTTGAAGTATATAGATTATTCAGTTGACGATGTCATGAACGCAGGAGAGCCGAGAGCTTTTCTTCAGTTTATGAAAGAACTGTTCCCGGACGAAGAGACGAACGAAATGGCAATGCAGTTGATTTCTTTGTGCATCTCAGGGAACAGCAACAAAAGGATCTTCCAGCTGTGGGAAGGGGATGGTTATAACGGGAAATCAACACTCATTGATATCATCAAAGAGATCCTGAAAGGGAAGACAAATACATACAACCCAAAACTTCTGATGCCGGACAGGCGAGATTCAGGGCTCGGGGTGACTCCGGAGCTTGTCAGTTTTCAGGGGTCATACGCAGCTGTCGGGACTGAGGTTGATCAGGGTAATGAATTTTCAACAGGGATAATCAAAAACCTTACCGGAGGCGATACCATCACGGCAAACCCGAAGTTCAAAGATCAGATTGAGTTTTATCCCACGTGGCAGTTGATCCTTGCGGTGAATGATCTACCGAGGTTTAACTCTCTGGATAATGCTTTTATTGATCGGCTGTATATCTTGCCTTTTAAAATGACTTTTCCGAAGAGCAAGAATGACAGGGCGGCACTGTTAGAAAAAGGAATTCCGGAAGAGTATATCGGGGAAAGGAAAGACAAGAATGCTCTCCTTTCTTCCATCTTCTCAGAGAAGCCGGCAATAATAAAAAAGATGATATCTGTTTATCTGCAAGTCGAGAACGAGAATGACGGTTACATAAAAGAATCAGCCGAAGCACTCAGGGAAAAGTCTTCATACATCCATGAGAACGACGACTTCGGGAGGTTCATAAAGGATATGTGTATCATTGATGACGATTCTTTTTGTAGTTCTGAAGAACTGACGGACGCATTCAAAGATTATATGGGATTCCGGAAAGCCTCTTCAAAGTGGGTTGTCAGCAATGTCAAAAAGTTCAACCGGCATATTATTTCAGGGAGTAAAAATCTGGAGTTCCGCGACCCGGAGGAAGGAGTGTATGTCACGAAAAGGCGCAGAGGTCTTATCGGGATCAGGCTAAAGACGGCAGCAGAAAGAAAAGAGGATGTATACGATGATGAAATACCTTTTTAACAGATGCCGGCAATGCGGGAAAAGATCAAAGCTGCTATTAAGTGGATTCTGTGAAAAGTGTTATCTGTCTATACTAAACGAATATCACTTTTCCATTGATTTCGGGAATAGACTAGACAGGACTGATTATATCACATGGCCATTAGAGCATATACATAAACCCTCCTGGATCACCGAAATAATCTCCAGGTTAAACGAAGAAAACAAGAGTTTGTGGTAGACACGGAAAGGAACACGTGCTATAATAAAGAAAGGAGGATATGATGGAAGATTACAAAGACAGGATAGGTGAGCCGGTGAGTGGTTTGCTTGGCAATGGTCAGGTTGTTTATGGCATATATGACGGGATAAGGGAAACACAGTTTAATGTTTATTCCCATCGTATTTTATTGAGAACAAATCCAATAAATGTAATTTATTGTGAAGAGGGGAAAATTGAATTCCTCATCCCCTCCGTCTTCCGGCATTATGGGAAGCGGGCGAGGGTTTGGAATCATGAAGACGATATAAGATATCGTAAAATAATTGCAATAGGAAAAGACGGGACATGTCTTGCTATTGACGACCTAGAACGATTTGAACGTGGCTGCAAATGTCTGTTGTTTGGCAATTACAAACTAACAGGGGACCATACATACACCCTAATCAAAGACGGCGAGCCGGTAGACCTGATACCGGAGCAGATCAGGAAGATTGAGGAGATAATGAAATGAGTAAAGAAACAGGCGGGCCGGCGTTTCCCGATTGGTGGCCGGAAAATCAATATCCTGAAGATATATTCACCGGGAGAATTGATGATATTCCCGAATTAATACCGGATGAAAAAGTCAGGGCGAAGGTTGCCGGGGCGCTGTTGCGATATGGTTACAATCTGGCTTCAGAGGATTGTTTTAAGGCAATGACAGAACACCGAGAGGGAGAGAAAGAATCGGTAATAGATAATGATCTTGTAAAACCGTTTCAAGAGGAGATCCCAGAAGATAAATATTCAAGTTTTAGAGATGCTATACAACACCGAGAGGGAGAGAAATGAAAGAGCTGAAGCCGTGCAAGATATGCGGAAAATATGAAATTAAGTTTTTAGTTTTTACCATTGGGAATCTTTTTGTACAAGGAAAAAAGTGTCTGCATTGCGGATATCGAACAGCATTATATCCGGAAACAAAGAAAGGGCATAGACAATCAAGGAAGGAATGGAACACCAGAGCAGGAGAGAAAGAATGACACAAGAGCAGAAAGCTAATTTTTTTGAACGGGTTAACATGAAACCGTTCCCGGTTTCCGGAGAGGATATTTATGAAGCACGAGATATCTATTATGGCGAAATGTTTCTGGCTTTGGTTGAGGAGTGGCTATTTCTAGAGAAGCATTTATCAAAATATGCAGATGAGCTTAATTCCGTAGATTATTTAATTTTTTGCTTACGGCAGGATGCCATTATTAAAATCATCAAATCCGCTTCCGGCCTCCTGTGGTCTGAGGTCAGGGAAATCTATAAGGAGTGTTTGGGATGAAAATTGAAAGGATTGAGAATGAATGAGCTGGCATTATTTGGAGGATCTTATGTTAGACAATATAATCGGATTTGTTGTGTTATTTTTTCTTTTTCTTGTTGGGGTTGTTTCTTTTGGGTTTAACTATATTATTTTTTAAAATATGAATATTAACCTGTACGATGTAGATGGACACAACTTTCCCAACCTCGCACTTATGAAACTATCAGCATATCACAAGGAAAAAAATGATACCGTTAACCTCTGCGGAATTGGCCACTTTGACACACAATATAAAAGTAAGGTTTTCACATTTACAGATGATCAATTTTCACTTTCTTCATTTGACAAGGAAATTAAAGGTGGAACTGGATATAACATGCATAAACTTCCTGAAGAAATTGAACATGTTTGTCCGGATTATGATTTATATAATTGTGAACATGCTTATGGGTTTTTAACAAGGGGTTGTCCGAATAAATGTTCTTGGTGCATTGTTCCGCAGAAAGAGGGTGATATAAAACCCCATGCAGAAATTGAGGAATTTATTTCTGATAAAAAAACTGCCGTGTTATTGGATAATAATATTCTTGCTTCAGAACACGGAAGAAAAGAAATTGAGAAAATAATTGATAAAAAAATAAGGGTTGATTTTAACCAGGGCCTTGATTGCAGGCTTATAGATGATGAAACAGCGAAATTATTATCATGTGTAAAATGGTTGAAACCGTTACGGATGGCCTGTGATAATCAAGGACAAAAAGAACCGATAAGAAAAGCAACCAGATTATTAAGAAAACATGGAACAAAACCGAAGCGCTTTTTTGTTTATACTCTTCTCAAAGAAGAGGATGAATCTATTGATAGAATTGAGTTCTTACGGAGTCTCAATCTCGATCCGTTTGCACAGCCCTATATTGATTTCAAAAATAATTATATAAATCCAGATCTTAAAAGGCTGGCGAGATGGGTAAATCATAAGGCGGTTTTTAAATCTGTCTCATGGGAAAAGTATAAAAATGTTCCTTGACAAATAATAAAGATTTGGAGTGTATAGATGGGAAAATTGTTCGTGATACACAGAAAATGATTAAGGGGTGACTATGAACTTTGAAAAACTTTTTGAGGTATGCGAAATAACGCCGGTAGAACGTCGGGAACTTTTAAAGGCCCTGATTGAACACGTTCTATACATGAATGAACAGCCTATGTATAATATTGATATATACCTCAGGGACAGGACAATTAGAACAATCAAATCCATTCTATCAGTCAAACGGCCTATTAAGTGGCCGGAGATTAAAGAGATTTTGGAGGATGAATGATGACACATTATGACGAAGATGGGAATGAAAGGTCCCTCAACTGGATGATGAAAAACCGCCCCGGTTGGGTTCGCAGCAGAATGGCTTTTTATGAGGATAACTATAGGCCGAAAGACTGGGACAAATGGATCACCCCTGAAAAATACAAAGAGATAACCGGGGAAGATTGGCCGGATGATGGGCCTGTGTGGTGGAAATATAAAGACGGGCACCCATATGGAAATGAGTTTTGGACACTATCAGATTATTATCCCTATAGAGACACTACCTTTAATCTCTATTATATTATTATAGCCAATCAATACGGCAAGCCTCCCGCCGATTTTATACCGGAGGAATAAATGAACCTCTTCGGCCTCCGCGAATATCAGGAAGATGCGGTCACAAAGATTGAACAGGTTTGGCAGTCAGGGATACAGTCAATTTGCTACCAATTACCGACTGGCGCGGGAAAGAGCCGGATACTCCGGACCATAATTGACAATCATTATTCATCAGGAAAAACGATTTATGTTATTGCGCATAGATCAAATCTGACACGCCAGCTGTCAAATGAGCTGTCGAGTGTCGATATAAAACACGGTATGATCAAAGCCGGCTTTCCATCCCTGCGTTATAAAACACAGGTATGTTCTGTTCAGACTCTCGTCAGGCGATTAGGAAAAGTTCCAGAACCGGAGATCCTTATATTTGACGAAAGCCATCATTGTCAGGCCAGCACGTTCAGAAAAATCATTGACCAGTATCCGCAGGCCAGAATCCTCGGAGTGACTGCCACCCCTGGAAGAACAGACAGAAAGCCTCTCGGGGATATATTCCAGAAACTGATATCCGGGCCTTCAATGTCATGGCTTATAGAACAGGGATTTCTTTCCGATTATGACTACCTCGCTCCGGTGACTGTCAGTATGGACGGCGTCCATCAGAGAATGGGAGAGTACGTTCAATCAGAGGTTCTTGCCCGTGTGGACAAAAGACAGATAATCGGATCGGCTGTTGATCATTACAGGCAGCACTCCGACCATCTGCCTGCCATCGTTGCCTGTGTCTCAATTAAACACGCCGAACACGTTGCCAGGGAATTCTGCGAATCCGGGTACAGATTCCGGGCCATTCACAGCAAGATGGATGATGCTGAAATCGTCCGGGCAATGCGAGAACTCGGAGATGGGACGATCGACGGCCTGACGAACTGCGATCTCATCAGTGAGGGTGTTGATATTCCTATCGTGACAACCTTGATTGGACTCAGGCCGACAATGAGCTTGATCGTTTTCCTGCAGTACTGCGGTCGGGTTCTCCGGCCTCATCCCGGGAAAGAGAAAGCCATCATCCTGGACCATGTTGGGAACTTCGAGAGACACGGCCTTCCCGACGATAACAGAGAATGGAGCCTGGACGGAGTCATCAAAGACGATAAAGGGAAATCCTCATACAAAAGATGTCCGGACTGCTTTCACCCTGTTCCTGTCTCTGTTAAGGTCTGCCAGTATTGTGGGCATGAGTTTGCTTCTCAGGAAAGGAACACTATCCCTGAACAAAAAGAAGGTGTTCTTGTCAATGTCCGTGACCGAAGAGAAAGACAGGACTTGATCATCCAGATTGCCCGCGGTGCTGCCAATCTCAAACAGGCCGTGAAGATTGCCAGGGAGAACGGGATCAAACATACAGAGGCTTTTTATATCTGGACAAAAGTTTTGAAAAATAATCCTGATACGATAGTAGACATAAAAAGGAACCTGTGCTAGAATGATTATGATGGGTATTACCAAAGCGGAGAAAAACGATCATGCGACGGCCGCCGGGCTGGTTCTCGAAGTAGGAAATGATCAATCCGAAAAAGAGAACCAGTTTATCGCGTGGATATTAGGAGGTATGAATTATGACTACAGGAAAAGTTATTCTTGAAAAAAAAGAATATGACATGATGAAGTCTAGGACACTCGAGCTTGAAGACAAATTGGAAAAAGCCGAATCTACAATCGGGAAAGTTCGTATTGATATTTTTTTTCCAGGCACTATGATGAAAGGTGGAACAGTTACTGTCGATGGCCCCCATGGATACAAGCAGGTTGTTGATGCTGTTTCTGAATATGTCAACGATATCTATGAAGTAAGCAAAAAAGCAGAAAATGAACGTGACCGACTTGGAAATGAAATCTTATCAATGAAAAAAACATTTTCTGAATTCAAAGAATCATTCAGGAAGATGTCAACATTCATGGAGGAATAAATGCCCGAAAAAAAATCCATAAAAGCCTGGTCGCGGGAATCCGGGATATCTGAAAAGACTGGAAATAATTTTTTTTGGTATTTCCAGAATGAAACCGGGGCGAAGTTCCAGGTCACCCCGAAAGGATACCGGCTTTCTTCCGAAGAGTGGAATCAGATAATGGAGTACGCACGTGACAGAAAAAGAAATCGCAGACGCCGTTCTGTCTGAGTATCCGTTCGTTTTCAGGAATGATAATGGCCGGGCCGTTGTCGGTGGTGAACAGTTTATTGCCAAGGCAGACGGGAGAATTCATATAAGAAAGGGACAGCGTGTTGTTCTGGGAGGCGTCCCTATCAAATACGGATTGTTCCCGGGATCAGGAGATATGGTCGGGTGGTCGACGGTTGAGGTCACGCCTGATATGGTCGGAAAGAGGCTTGCTGTCTTTACTTCAGTCGAGATCAAAACAGAGAACGATCGTCTGTCAGAGAAGCAAAAGAAATGGCGCGATAACGTCCAGGCTGCCGGTGGTATCGCGGAAGTCTGGCAGGAGCGAGACGGGGAGATTGTGAAAGGATGAGATATAGAATAGAAGAAAGACAAGATGGAGACAAGATATGAAATGGACAGCGAAGTATTGGTCATGGTATAAGAAGAAACCGAGCGTTGCTAAACTGTTTTTTGAAAAGATGCTTAACGTTCTTCCTACGCTTGGAATACCAGCACAGTTATTTACAAAAAAGGCATGTCGACTTGAGGATTACATGGGAGAACCTGATTGCCCGTGGCCGAGGAGGCCGGAATGAGCCAGAAAAAAATAAAACAAATGCGCCGGCAGATCCGCAAACAGAAAGAGATTTTTCGGGAAGAGTTCGTCCGGGCAATAACGAGCTTTCCTTTTTGGCAGAGGGTGAAGCTGGCCTTTCTGATAATCTTCAAACGTCTGAGGTCGAAATGATAAAAGACCTCTGTGATATCTTCAAAACAATGGGCATCCCTTATCATGTCAGAGGCGGCCGGAGTGGGAAAATAACAATAGAAATCCAGACTGTCTACTGGAACAACGCAGTTGTTCAACTACACTTCAATCAGGACGAGTCTTTCAAACATTGTGAAATCAAAGGTGACGATTCAAAAAACTTTCAGAATATTATTGACGACAAAGTTGTCAGCATAATGAAAAATCTTACTGAAGCAATCGAAAGGAGTAAATAGTGGTAACAGCAATTATCGGTTACGGAGTTGTCGGGAGAAACATGAGAATCCTTTTTCGAGATGCAAGAATAGTCGACCCAGATCATGATGACAGCGACAAGCCTGGTCTGATTCATTATGACATTGCCTTTGTCTGTGTTCCGACGGATCCCCTCTCTGATGGTTCCTGTGATACGTCAATAGTTGAGGCTGCCATCAAGGAAAACAAGGCTGATATCTTTGTAATCAAATCAACTGTTCCCCCAGGGACCACAGAAAAAATAATGGAAGAGACAGGGAAGAACTGTGTTTTTTCTCCTGAGTTTTTCGGAGGCACACAGCACGCGAACGCTGTTGATTATTCTTTCGTCATTCTGGGAGGATATAGACCTCATACCGACAAGGTTGCAGAGCTGTACAAGACGATAAAGGACGGATCTTTTCATATCGCAAAAACAGAACCATGCATGGCCGAACTTGTGAAGTATGCCGAAAACTGCTTTCTCGCGACAAAGGTGACATTCTTTCATGAGTTCTCACTGATTGCAGAAAGTATGGGACTAGACTCTGACGAGTTCCGTGAACTGCTCCTGATGGATCCGAGGATCGGTCGCAGCCATTCTTTTACTTACCGGCAGCATCCATGGTATCAGTCTCATTGCCTGGATAAAGACATCCCGGCGTTCATTCAGTTCGCCTTGTCAACCGGGCAGAGGGCACGGCTGATCGAGGCGGTTGACAAGGTTAATAAGGAGCATCAGAATGGAAACGCTTAAAGAGCTATCAGAAGAAATACAGGAAGCAGAAAAAAGCATACAGAAAACAATATGGGATTTGTCAAATAAAATAGGATGTGATCACGAGATTGAATTCGATATTGATAAATATGAAACAATAAATGGATCAGGAAAATATAAATCTGTTCCTATTATCGGGATTAAAGTGAGGATTGTATGACAAATGACGCAAAGTTCCAGTTTCAAATTATCGCAGACAAAATGGATAAACGGGAAGCATTTTACCAAGCTCTCGAGGACCATGTCATAAAGCATAACGGCCATGTCCCTCCGGAGTATGCCGAGGACTGGAGAGTCTGGACCAGCGTTGAACACCGCCGGTCATGGAGAACTAGGCCGGTTGTTATTGCCAGACTGAAGAAAGCCGCAAAGAAGATGGCGAAGATGAATAGGAAAAAATGAAACGCGCCCTCCCCATCACCCTGATCCTGCTCGGCTCTTTCCTGGAAATCTATTATTACACTTGGAAGTACACATCCGAAGGCGAAAGCGTCTGGCTATCAGTAATAAAGGGCGCGGCCCTGACGATTCTTACAATCGGTCTGGCTCTGCTTCTCAGGAAACACTGGGGCTTTTATATTCTGATTTCTCTTTCCATTGCATACTCGATCTTCTGTACTTCCAGCGGGCAGGCAACAGCATACGCCGGACGATATAACTCACAGCAGGCTGTGATTACGACACAGCAGACTGATTATGAAAGGGCAGAAGAGGAAAGGGAAACGCTCCTGTCAGATATCCAGAGCCTGAAAGAACAGAAGAGAGAGAAAGAGCAAGCCCGTGACGATATCCCTATCTCGAGCCGGACTTATTGGCAGTTTATCGGGTTTGACTCTGAAGGGGATGCCAGATATCAACAAGCAGAGTCAGAGGTTTTCAAGACTCTCAACGAAGAGATCCAGTCATACGAACAGCAGATCCAGGAAGCACAGAAACGACTGGACAACCTGGAAGCTCCGCAGGTAGTTATCCAGGAAAAGGAAACAGACAGTTATGCCATTCTTCATGACATGACCGGCCTGTCAGAAGTCACATGGCAATACATTTTGCAGTCAATGTTTTCCCTTTTCGCTGCCGTCATGGCTCCCATCGGGATATCCATGTTTTCTATCCCTGAGAAGAAAAAGAAGATTGACATTGAGCCGTTCGTCAGGTTTTGGGTGAAGTGGTCTTGGTACGGATACCGAAACGGGAAGGGTCCGGCCCTGCTCCAACAGGATGTGTTCATGAAACACGCTGAAAAGAAGATGCCTGGATTCACCCCGGAGATATACGACAGAATAAAAAAAGCAGCTTTTATTTCAAATGTTATAGACACAAATTGGCAGGCGTGCTATAATGATGAAGAGAAAGTCATACAAAAGATTTTGGAGGTATGTGATGATGATGGAATCAGTCCGCGAGTACGCGGCAAAAAAAGAAGAGGTCGAAAACCTTAAAGCACTTCTGAACAAAAAAAGAGAAGAGTTCGATGCTCAGAACAGAGAACTGATTGACAGCCTTGCTCTTGCAAAGGAAGAACTGAATGAGGTTATCGCAGATGTCAGGAACTTCGCCATTTTCGAGTTTACTGAAACAGGAAAGAAAAAGCTCTTCGGCGGTATCGGGATCAGGGAAAAAACCGTGATCAAATACGACGAGGCCAAGGCTCTCAGATGGGCGAAAGAAAAAGATATGTTCGTCCAGCTTGACAAGAAGTCTTTCGACAAGGCCGCACCCGGTCTATCCCTGGATTTCGTGAAGATCGAGAAAGACATTCAGGTGACGTTCCCGAAGGAGGTGAAGATCGATGAGTAAAATCTACGGCGAAGCCCGAGTCATTGAACGGGCAGAAAAGGCAACACCGACAGACAAAGGGATGTATGTCAACATGGATGCAATCCGGAACCTACCGGATGAGTATGAGGCCATCCTGACAGAGGTCAAGTTCAACCCGAATGATCTCAAACAGGATTTCAGCAATGTCGGAACGGATAAGCATCCATCATGGATGCCACAGCCTTCCCTGATGTACAGGATCGCAGAGGCCAGAGGGATATCAGGCGGAGAGAAATCAAAAAGCGAACCTATCTATGAGGATGTTGATATCTCCCTGATGAACAGATCAGATACTCCGGCGTTCGCGAAGATGCTTGTCGGATACAGGGTTGTCAAATACTCAACAGTCCTGGAAGAGGACGGGACGCTCCGGAGATCCTCCCCGTGTTCAGTCGAATACAACGTGTATAACAGATGCGCGGAATCCTGGATGAAAGAAGAATCCTATACGGATGGGTATTCAAAACCTGGGCAGTATCCAAACAAATACGACACGAAATTCAAACGCCGGGCACACTTCCAGTCAGAGCTGAAATTCGCACAGGCCAAGGCAGAAACCAAAGCCTATGAAAAATCAATCCGGGAACTGGCAGGACTCATGACAGGATACAAAACCGAAGACCTGAAAGACGGTTCATTTATCTTCGTGAAGATCAGGAGAAGCCGTGAAGTCCTTCAACTGGAAACGGCTGCCAGGCTCCAAGCAATGAGTCAGGGGTTCAGCAAAACGGAAGCCGCCCCGGCGCTGTTCGGTCCTGCTTCAGAGCCTGAGACTGAGACGGTGATCGGACAGCCGCCTGAAAAGGAAAAGACGAAAAGGGAAAAGATGATTGAGGTTCTCGGAAAGTATCAGGCCGAGGATCTTGTTCCTGAAGGTTTCAAAGATGCTGTCAACACGATGCTCGGATGGCTTACAGATCATGAAGATGCGGAGACAAGGTCAAAAGGCTGGAACAAGGCCATCAGTAATCTGAAAGAGATTGACGCGGCCGTCCCTGAGTTCGCAAAAGAAAATCACGGGCTGTACTGATATGAAAATAATCAACGCAAGTGACTTCCATTTCTCAATGGAATGGGAGCAGGTTTCACGGACATGCGGAAAGGCTGTCGCAGATGCGGCATTGAAACACGAGGTTGATCTGATTGTTACATCGGACTGGTTTGACAAACCTATCCTTGCAACTGATAAGGGAGGACTCCGGACAGCGAAAGAGATCATGCAATCATGGTTGGAAGTCTGCCCGGTCGTAGCGGTCGAAGGAACCCCGAGCCATGATGCTCCGGGGTGCTATGGGATTTTTGAGGAGATGGGATTGGTCGTCCTGAAGCCGGGGAAGGTTTATGGATATCATGCAGGGCTATCCGGAGTGCCTGTGTTTAGAAACAAATCAGTATTCGAATTGATGCAAGAGTTCCCTATGCCTATCAAGCCATCAGCCATCCTCTTCGGCTTCCCGGAAGTCAACAAACACAACATCCAGGCGCGACTCGGGCTACCTGCAGATCAGGCAAACGCCGAGGCCGTGAACCTGTTCAATCAGTATCTCGCTGAGTTCGTTGCCCCGATGCGGATGAAGTACGAAAACATCCCGGCCTTCGGAGTCTTTCATGGAAACGTCTCGGACTGCTCGAAGTCAAACGAAACAGATGCCATCCTAAAAGCATCAGACATTGTGATCCACACGGAGGACATGGCAATCTGCAATCTGGATTACTGGTTTCTCGGGCATATTCACAAGCCGTGGCACAGTAAAAATATTCCAGCATCTTACCCTGGACCATGGGGAATGACATGGGGGGAGAGGGACTTCCTCCCCTGTTTTGAATTGATAGAAAAACAGCAGATCGAAAGAATCCCATACGGTACCCCCATGCGAAAGAAAGTCACCGGATATGGAACTTTAAATAAGGGAATGTTCAAACCCGATATCGCCTACTGGATCGAGACAGACAATATCAAAGAGCTTATTATTGAGGATGATCTTCACCCATGGTCAAAGATCACACAGCTGAAAACAGAAACCCAAACACGCCGTGTCACAGTAGAGGAAGCAGAAGCGGCCAAGACACTGTGGGATCTCTTCCTGTTGTTCGATCCGGAAACCCCGAAAGAATGGAAAGAAAAGGTTGATCAGATCCAGGAGACAACACAGACGGAGCAACACGGCGAGAAAAATATCAGAATGACATATTTAAAAGTTAAAAATCTTACTTCAATAACAGGGGAAATTGTCAGTTTTGAATTTGACCTTTCAAAGCTCAAAGAAACTATCAATGCTATTATAGGTGAAAACGGAGACTGGAAAAGTTTCCTTTTCGCTTTCTGTTCTCCTTATCCTGTTGTTATAGGAAAAGAAACTCAACATGGTCGAAGGTCAGCCATCAAAGATTTCTTCCCGCAAGGCGGGATGATAGAAAAACGGTTCTCTGTTGATGGAAAAGAACACAAACACATCATCACGATCAAGTCGAAGACAGAGTGTTATGCCAGCATCAACGGCATCCCCCAACTGGACCGCGCAACGTTCGACACCATGATGGAATGGTCAGAAAAAGAATACGGTCCGTTCGAGGATTACCGGATCACCACTTTTTACGAACAGCCACAGCAGAGCCGGAACAATCAGTCCGGCCTGATGTCCGCAAGCCGGACAGAAGCCCGCGGTGTTGTCATGAATATCGCCGGGATCGACAGAGAAAAAGAAAAACGGTATACCCTGGACAAAGCAGGAGAAGCACAGAAAGAAGTCGACAGGCTGTCGACAGCAATTGAGACAGCTGAAACGTTCGTCGACGATCCGGAAGAGATCCGGAAAGAGATTGACAGGACGGCTGAGTTGATTGTTGAGGCCGAGAAGGCAGAGGAATTCATCAACGAAAAACTCACAGGACTTGAGAAAAAACTGGAAGAGGCTTTGAAGAGGGAGAGACAGACAGAAGAAATCAAGAAGAGGATTGAAGAAAAAGAGACTCAATCATCAACCCTCAAAAAGAAAATCTTTGACCTTGAGAAAGAATCACATGCTTTAAAAACTGCCAATGCTTTTCTTGGAGACAACAAGGCAAAGATCAAAGAGGATGATGAAGCCATTGCTTTCAATCGAGAACAGGATAAAAAGGAGACAGCATTTCGCCTGGAACAGTATGAAAAACAAAAAGCATATCATAATGCCTTCAATCTTTTCTCTGTAGTAAAAAGAAAAGCAGATGATATGGAACTCACTATCAAACATTCTGAAGAGATTATCAACCGCCTTGTTCCTTGTGAATTCTGCGGAAAGTTTCCGTCTACAGCAGAAGAACAGAAAGCTGTGCAGGAAGCAAAGATCAATCAGGCGAAAGAAGAACTGAAAGAAATCGTCATACCGGAAGAGCCGGAGCCTTTTGTTATCGAAGAAAAAGATTTTCCTTTTCGTCCCGTCCTCCCCAATCGTGAAGAGATCCTCGCCATGATAGACGGTGCCGAACAGGCACAGAAAAAGATTGACGAGAACAGTATACTGATATCTGAAGCAGGGAAGAAGATTAGAGAACTCGAAGAGGAAATCTTGAAACTCCATGAAGAGGAAAAACTACTCCCAGCAACAGAGCAATCAAAAGTCTGGCAAGAGGCTATTGATGATAAACGTAATGAACTCTCAGGATGGCAGCACAAGAAAGCTACACTCGAAGAACAGCTCCGTGCAGCCGAAGAGAAACTGAAAAAATCAGAAGAAATGCAGGAAAAACTTGAAGCAGACAGAGACTCCCTTTCCACGGTAACAGCCGACGCGGAAGCCTGGCAGAAGATCAGCCGGATGCTCAACCCTGATAAGGTCCCGGCCCTGGAACTGGAACTTGTACTCGATGCTATTGACAGCCAGGCAACAGAGAACATCGAGCCGTTTCTTGATGGCCGGTATTCCTACCAGACAAGAACACAGGATGAAAACGGTGTTGATAGATTTGACATCATCGTCCACGACAACGAAACCGGAAAAGATTTCTCCATGTTCTTTGTCAACCCTGGGAACAAGGCATTTTATTCTGACTGTTACGTGAAAGCTCTGATTGATCAGAGGAACCGGAAAATGAAGAGATCATACAGCCCGATTATCAGTGATGAACAGGATGCACCGATCAGCCCTGAAAGGGTGTCGATGTATTATGATATTCAGCGGACGTACTTCGAGAACAGGGAAGAGACTGTCCTCGTTGTAACTCAGAAAAAAGAAGTCGCACTCGCTTATATTCAGAGCCATGTGCGGGTTAAGGAGTTGATGGTATGAAATTCACACTGACAGGATACGTGACAGGAGATCCAAAGACGTTCGCACCACAGGGAAGCGAATACACAAAGCTGACTTTTACTGTCGCTAATAATGACAGAAGAGTCAAAAATGAATCAGGAGAATGGGAAGAGGCTCCCGTTTTCATCGATGTTGAGTACTGGACAAAGAGTCCTCAGAACCAGATTGCCAAGATTAAAAAAGGTGTATTTTTTGCAGGCGATGTCAGAGATCTCCATATTGACAAATGGGATCATGAAGGAAAGACATACAGCAAGATCGTTGTCACCCTGGATGCTTTCTTTCCCAGGCTGATCAATCCGCAGAAGCAGCAGGCAGCTCCAACCCAACAGGCCGACACCTTTGAAGAAGACATCCCGTTCTAAAGGATATCACTATGAGCAAACACATAAAAGCAATCATCCCCGATCTCCTGTATTTGTGGTTCAAGAAAGAAGCCGAGTCGGAGGATAAAACCGACTCGGCTATGATACGGAAATGCGTCAAAGCCTACCTGGGGCAGCGTTTCGGGAAAGAGACAATAAAGACGCCACCAGAGGATTAAAACACGATTCTCCACATAGGAAACGGCGCAAATGGAGGATATTATGCTTATCGAAGACATGAAATGCTGTGGAAACTGCAAAAACAGGAAAAGACAATATTACGGAACCAACTATCTCGAACAATGCGGAACAGATAATCAGCCATGTGGATCCGATTCATACTGTGAAAACTGGCAGTTTGACGGCCTGCAAAAAAAAGAAAGAAAATTGTAAAAAGCACTGGATATTACATGGCACGTGTGCTACACTTATAACATAATGCAAGGGGAAACCCGAAGGAGTGAGGATATGAAGAGATATGTTATTAATTACAAAGGGAAAAAATATACTAGCAAGGGTGAAGATGCTGTTAATGCTTTTTCTCGGTTTGCAGAGCGTAAAGTATTTGGAAGAAGGTCTTGGATAGAAAATTCTAAACTTGATCAGTTTGATGCTGATACATGTGGAAAAAAATGGGCACAATTCTGGTGTGGCTGGGATCTGGATATCAAATGCCTTGTTGAGCTTATAAAATAATCGAAACCGGCCTTGTGCCGGTCTGCCGGAGATAGCCTCCCGGCACTGATGAGATAGGCTGGGGAAACCCGAAGGAGTAATGGAATGAACAAAAAAGAAATGGTTATTGAAGTACAGAGGAATAATAGCCCGAGTGATTTTCATGATTTTATTATGAATCTTTGTGATAATGATTCTGAAAAATATGAAGATTTTATTGAAACTGATCTTCATAGAGAACTTTCTGAAATCGCAGCCAAGGCTCATTATGTGGGCGTTATAGGGTGGTTCAGAAAACACATTAAGGGCAATAAAGATACCCTTTCAAAAGAAGAAATTTTTTCCATGGCACATGAAGCATGGTATAATGGGCTTTCGTTTGAAATTTCTGGTATTGAATCAAAAAGCGAAAACCCTGTAGTTTGGTAAAATCAATCCCCCGGAGCGAATCATTCGGTTCATTACCGGCGGGGGATATAGAAAATTATGGAGGAATATTATGGAAATCAAAGTTGATTTGGATGTGCTTATTAATACAACAAGAATGGAGGATAATCATGTTCGTGGAGCTATACAAAGTTTTTTTAACGAAACAGGAAGAAGCATCTGTGATTATTTGAATGATAAGAGAGATTATTTTGTAAAGCATGAATCTGCTGGATTTGAAAGCATAAAAGAAAAACCGTTTATTTTTTTCATCAGGTTTAATCGGACTATTAACGCTTTTGAAGTGATAGCGATTAAAGAAGCGGAATAATTTTTATACAAAGGAAATGCGGAGGTAGTGTTATGAAAATGCTAATAATAGTATCCATCGTTCTTTCGGTTTGTTGTATTGCTGCTCTTGCAGCGGCTTATCTTATATAAGAAAGGAGGTGCCCTGGTAAAAAAACGCTTTCTGTTAATCCCGCGCCGGGCGGGTTATCCCGGCAATTTTCTACAAGGAGAATATGATGATCAGCAAACAAGGCAAAAGAGAATATAAAGAGATCGCCGGGGAAAGGTTCCCCGCAAAATGTATCCATGACATCATGGTTGATGTTGACCTGATTGAACATTACAGGAAATGCGCGAATGCAGCGAACCAGGGAGCAGAGATCGAAATCAAAGAACAGAGGATAAAAGACCCGGAGACCCCTGTTGATACTTTCATGTTAATCGATATCATAGACATGAAAGACGGGTGGTTTCATATTGTCTTCTGGGCAAGTCTATAAAAGAATCAAAGCAATAATCATCCCGATAATAAGGAGGGCCTCACCGATGGCGGTAGTCCTCCATGCTTTATGAACCTTCAGCTCGTGACTCGGAATCGTACCGGCTTTTAAGTTCTGCCAGTATTCGAGAAAGTTCTGCCATTCCTGTTCTGAGAGATTCATTCTCGTTTTTAAGTATCTCAATGCTTCGTCTTCGCTCAATCCCAATTCGCTTAAGATCCTCAATTTCTCTATCTCTGTCAGATTCAATTCGGATAAGTTCGTCAATTCGCTGTTGATATTCTCTGAGTTGATCGACATTTCGTCCAGCAAAGTCAATGCATAATTCCATAGATCGTCTGTACTCATCGAGCTGAGATTCTGCGGCAATTCGCTTTCTGTGCTGGGGGAAGTATCCTGTGCAACAACCGCCGACGAAACACACAAGAGCAACACCAGCAATAATACCGATTTTCCATTTGACATTCATTTTCCCTCCCCGATTTTGATATCCTTAATTTTATCCAGAATAACCGATATTGTCACCGGAAAGAAACAGGCGACAATCCCGACACCTGAAATAATAACATCTTTGATTTCGATATATTCCGGAACGCGGATAAACTTCAGGAGAGAACATCCGGCAATCCACACGGCTCCTGTTATCTGTGCGAACATTGTTATTGTCTTTGCTTTCATGCAATCTTCCTTATCTCACGAGCTGCCTGTTCTCTTGTCTGAACTTTCGCGGTTAACATGAAATCCCTCACGACACAAAAAGTTGTAACAAAAAAAACAAACCCGCCTAGAATAAAAAACAGACTCCAAAACGTTTCCTGGAATCCATCGAATTTCACCATGAGCCTAAAGATAGCATCAAGTTTCTCCCCTATGAAAACAACTGCTGATTGAAAGGCCATATTAGTCTCCAAAAAAAACAATTCCATGCTTGTGGAATTCACTTTCATATTCATCCCGGCAGAGCCGTTCATGAAATCCTTTATTTCTCAGGCCCTTTCTTGACGGCCATGAATCATTATATATAATTTCCTCTGTCTTGTCATCATATGCAAGGGCCGCGATGTAATGTCCTGGGGAAATTATATGAAGCTCAACAGCATGACATCCTGTAATAAATGTTACCAGTCTTTTCCAGGAAAGGCCAGTTTCATATTGTGTATGAACGCCAATGACTTCTTTGAATATAACCGGCAGCCATTGCGGAATTTCATTTCCCATCCACAGGTCAGGATTTATGTCACGCGCCGCAGTGAGCTTTTTATAGTTTTTTGGATCATTCGCCCATATAGTACAGGCGTCTCCGGCTTGAATTACGCCGCCGCCAGGCATTGAGACAGTAATATCGTGACCCATAGAAGCGGCGCAGGCTGACCCGGCTTCGACAGCACAAGATTCCAACCATTCTATTTTATTGCCGCTCTTTAAAATTGCAATCTGTTTTTTCAGAATACTTTCAATCGCATTGTTTGTCTGAATGTAATAAGACACACCACGCGGTTCCCAGTATTTTGCACCTGTTATCATTTTTTCTTCTCCAACTTATCAACTGTCTCTTTAATGTTTTGTGTGTTCGTATCAACACGCTCCATCAAAACTCTAAGGTCTGATATTTTGCCTTCAACTTTCCTGATATTATCATGTGCAGATTTCACATCTTTTTCCAATTCGTCCACCCTCTGTTCTGTTTTTCCCGTGCGTAAAACAATAGGGAAAAGAAAACCTAACGTCGCCAATACAAGACCACCGCCAGCAATCAGTACACCCCAATTCATTGTGGAACCTCCGGCCATCTGACTATTCCAGGGAACCCGGTCTGCTGTGGGATATCCCTGAGTGATTGCCTGTACTCTTCCCATTCCTTTTTTTCTTTCAAAGGATAATCCGGCATAAGAAGATAATCAGTTTTTAACAACAGGTTGTCTCTTTTTTCCCGGATACGAATGGCCATAATATCATCAGGAAGGATCCATTCATCTTTTTCCCATTTCATTGCCGGGTCCGGTTTCTTTATGTCTGTCAATTCTTTTCCGGGAGTTTCTCCAAGTTTGAGTTTAACCTGTTCCCCTGTTTTCTTGTTCCAGTACTCTTTTTCGGTATAGTCATCAATAACCTTGTACTGTCCATTATTCCAAACTGCTTTTTGATTTTCCCCGATCTTAATGAGTCCAGCTTTGACAGCCTCTTCCGGTGTCATCCGCTTTCCGTCTTTCTTGAAAAACCGGACATCATCTCCGATACGGAATTGATGATTCTTTGGAACTTCCTTCATACCTTTTGGAACTGAAGGACCGCAGAAAATATCTTTGACCTTGTTTTTTTCGGTCTGTATGTACTGCATATTAACTCTCCCTTATCCATGCGCGGACTGTAAAATATTCCGGCCTTGTCTCATAATCGTTTGTTTTTGCAGCGTTTGGGCTCACTGAATCAGCGGAATCAAATTCAATAAATTGCTGATTGTTATGAGACCCTGATGGGGTATCAGAATTACTTTCCCCATTATTTGTCGTTGTAAAAGCCCCCTCTCCATCAATCAAAGCAGCGGCTCCAGAATCGTATGCTCCTGCCAGACTAATGAAAGACCCGATTATTCTCTGTATTGCATCAGTGTCAAATCCAGTCTCGAACGCTTTCGCTGTTACGCCTGAATCTCTTGTACCTTCAACGGAAAAGAACTTCCCTTCCGGATTAAAAACGGTATTGACTGTTTCTCCATCATACGTTCCTCCGGAAACAGTGTCAGTCGCCGCATAATCTGCTTCTGACCAAGCGTGAACATCAACACGTGCAACCCACCCGGAAACAGATAACTCATATCCCCACGCTTTTTCGGATACGTTTCTCCATGTTGTGCCTGAATACAGATCATCTGGGGTGTCTTCAAACGGTTCCTGGAAAACTATCTTGCCGACAGGCGGCGGGAACCCGGCATTCTGAATAGCTGTGATAAGGTCATCCCATTCGATGTATCTGTCAATGTTTGCCAGCGGTGTCCCGTCTGTTTTCATGATATAAAGCAGGCAGTTTGAATCCGGTGAGGTTATTTTTGTATAATCATCTATCTGTGCCATAGGCTTCTCCTTTATTCATTTACTGCCTGCAGGCAATTTCCAGAAGCGTCTTCCAGATATCCACCGAGGGAATCTTCGATACAGAACAGCTTCGGATGATAACCGTTGAAGATATCAGACCAGGGACGAACCCTGATGCTGACTTCATTCACACCTGTTTTAAAGTCAGGTTTGATCTTCACAACTTGTCCGCGGACAACTCCGTAATACTGCCGCCCTATTACCGTCCCGGCATCAGCATCAACAAACCCAGGTGTTAACTCAACTGTGACAATATCATACTGCCTGAGATCAAAAAAGTCTCTCCCCATCAATTTCAACGGAGAGATAGGCCGGAGCTGTGAAAAGTTCTCAGCATCAATATCAGCGCGGCCCTGTGCTTCTGTTTCAGAGTTAAGATAAGTCTGGATCTCAAACTCTTTTTTTGTCTGATGCTGTGCGCTGACTTCATCCTCATAAGTATCATTATATACAAGGAGATCTGTATCAGCCTCCCAGTTTTTCCCATAGTTAACATTGATTTTCGAATACAAATATGTCGAGTCAGGCTCGACAGGCAGTTCGTCAATATTAAGGATCTCAACATTGTAGATATACTTCACCGGAGTTCTGTTCGGGTTATCAACCCGTATTGTTCTCTTGCCATATACGAATTCATAAACGAATCCGACTGAGGATGCCTTTTGTATCTCGGCAATCAGGTCAAATATTTTTGTCTTCTCGCTGATAACCATCCCGATAGGAGCAAGAAGTTTTTCTTCTGTTGCCCATTCAGATGTCAGATAGGATGATGAGATATAACTGATGTTGAGAAACCGGCTGTTGATATCTTTAATGATATCAGAGGCGTATGTTACAGCGATTCCGGTGCAGTCACATTTACATTCATATGGTGCGCCTTCATCTGTGATTGCAGACGGGACATCAAACGTTCCTGAAGAAAGTACAATGTTCTCAGGTGTTCTTGCGACCCAGGCGTCATCAATCTTAACCATGACATTCGTCGGGTTCTCGGTGAGTAGGAATCCCGCCCTGTATGTTCTTGTTGACCCTACAGTCTCCAAGCCGTTCACAGGCGTACAAGGGACATCCTCATTCTCTCCATATATCAGAGGAACAGTTTTATTGTAATAATCTTCCTCAAGATCAGAATAGTCATCCGGGGAAAAAACAGAAACGGGGATTTCCATTTCCCGGCTTTTCCGGAGATCCTGAAGTTCGAGTGTCAGCTTTGATAATGTCGAGCTGAAATCCTCGACATAAAAAATATCCATTTCAATCAGGTCGTCATAATCATCGTCTTCATCACCATAAAGCAAGTTGACCTGGTTTCCCTTCAATGGATACTGTAAAAGAGAATCAATGAGATATCCGTCGCCTACGAGTTCCAGTGTACCGTTCGCAAAAGTCATCTTGTCATAGTTCTGAAAATCTGCTTGTTTTGTATACGTCGGAGCTTTTGAAATCAGAGGGAGATATTCAATATCATCAAAGTATTTTACGGTTGTATCTGTCACTCCGAAGACGGCACCGAAAAGCATAACAGCATTCGTCGGTCTGTACTCATGCTCAAAATGTACAGTCAAAATCTGGCTCCCTTGATCCCAATAAAAAGACTGCTCCTGTGCGTAGCAATCAGCGAGATTATCAACTTCCGTGTAGTACTGATCCCCGTCACGGGAAACAGAGTTGACTTTGATCCTGAGTGTTATCTGATCATCAGGCGCGTCAAAGTACTCGAGCCAGTATGGAGCATAAACCCGGAAAGCCGGGCGGGTCTCAAAGCAGAAAGGAAATCCTGAGTTTGTCCAGAATGTTGCTTTTTTGTAAAGGGCGAGTTCGGCGATTGTCAAAGCATGATTCCTGTTATTTTATGTAATGAAAATGTAATTAAAGATGTACCATTAAAAAATCCAAAATCGTTTACATCATTGTCGTCCATAATAACAAAAATAGAGTCAAAAGAATAACCAATAGATTTCTTATCTGATGCTTCGGGTTTTAGTGCAGTAAAATTATATATATTTGAAGGAGAAGCTGTTGTTGCTGGTGCATATAATGCATATCTATCAAACATTTGATTAGTAAACCCTGTAAAAAAATCACCTGCATAAGCATTCCCAGAAGTAACAGTCTCTGATCCCGTCCAGATTACAATCTCTCCAGTTCCAAACCCATATACAGTCACACCCGCCACAGGCGAAGTCGCCCCATCCGGCAAATACGTCGGCGTCCCGTCCGCTGTCCCACTGACTGAGGTATAAAGAACAAACCCGAGAACAGTATCAGAAAAAACAGCATTCTCATTTAAATAATAAACGATTGATCCGGTTTCAGTATCTGAAGACTTCACACCGACCTGAATATAGATTCCGGTATCTGCTCCGGATGCCGGGTACAGGGCACGGAACTGCGGCTCATACTGATAATTCGCAAGGGCATAATTCCTGCTCGAGTTAATTACTCTGATTATCGGCTCTACTCCTTCAAGGCCGCCTGAAGAGATTTCTAGAGTCCCGACCCACCGACCGATTGATGGGATATCAATATATGCCGTAATCCGACATTCACCCTGGTTTGTATAACCTGTATTTATATAAGCCAGGTGCCACCATTGCAAAGATGAAGTCAGGCTTAATGGCCGTGTTGCTCTCCTGATATAATCATGGTCTTCATCAGTCGTGATCCCAACGCTATAAAGATTGCTTTTCGTTTCTGTTCTGAGTGTTTCCCCGATTGTCTGTAAAAGAGAATCCCCTGAGTTGTCATTCTGCCCAGAGTTGAATTCATCAGACCCTCCGATATGCTTTCCGATTATTCCTGTTGTCAACTTCGGTGAAGAGATATTTCCGTCAACCGTTTCTTTAAATTCGTCACATATACAAAGATGCCCTTCTCCGTTATAGTATCCATTATATGAATCATTCCATGAGAAGTCTGAATTAAAAGTGGAAAGGCTGATATAGGCAGCCGTAGCAGTTGAACCGTCAATAGATGGAGAGAACTTCACAAAATTGCTCGGCGTTCCTGTGATTGATTCGGCAGCTGTACACTCGTATTCCGTTGCACCGATAGAGAACACCAGCCCTTTCGGAACCTGATCAGTTCCGGTCAGCCTGAAATAAACACCCGGGGCCTGAAGGAAAAGCAGGTCTATCTGTGTGTTCTGCCGTGTATAAGTATCTGTTATCCCCCCCGATTCAGACGGAACGGATTCAGGATCTTGTCTTCGTACTATGCTCATCAGCGTGCCTCTTTCATTCTTACGCGGATATAAAACCGGCGATAATTCTTTTCAACCTCTGGTGCCCTTGTGAACTTGGCATAAAGCGGAGCGATGTCACGCGTGTCCTCATTGAAGAAAGCTACATAAACCGGCTTCCCTTTCCTGAGAGTTTTATATGCCGTGACAAACTCAGTCTTCACGGCAAGAGTTTTATCATTGAACTCAAAATCAAACTCGTCCAGAGTTCCGCGAGGAGATTGTAAAGTTTGCCCGTAAGCAGACTCCTCAAAATCTGATGTATCATCAATCGGGAGTGAATAGTTTGTTTCGAAGTCTGTCAGCTCAAGACAGACACCGCATCCAAGACCCCCGACGTATGCCGGGGAAGCAGAGAATACAACATCCATTTCAAAATACCGGACATCCTCAACTTCATCAAACTCAGCAAAATCAATGTCATTCGGAGATGCGACAGTGAAGGAATAAAGCTCGATAGCGTCATAGTCATACAGTCGGACAGTATATGAAGACAGGGTATGAAATCCGACAAACCATTCACTGATTGTCACATCAGAATCCCACTCTCCTGTGATAGTGTCCGTCAGAGAAGCGAGCGGTTGATATCTTTTTTCCAGGAAAACATGATTGAGATTATCCGGAGGATAATTAAGCGATTCATTAAAACATGAGAGCGTTGCGTCTTCCATCAGGTTCTCGAATAAAAACTTCATACCACCACCATATCATTATCTCGGCTCGAATACAACCTCATTGTTCCGGAAGTACCTCGCTGTATTATCAGCAATGACTTTTCCATCAAGCTGGTTCACAATCCTGATCGGGAATCCTCTCCGGAGGATCTCGTCAGCAACGACAACGGCAAACTCTCTGAGGAAAGGACGACCAGAAGCACCTCCGTTAAACAACAGCTCATTCGACCCGTTCTCAGCAACCGTGACATCTGTTCCTCCTGACTTCCCGGCGAGAACCATACCACCTGTGGCGAACGAAGGCTTTTCTGGTTTCCCCTTCCTGACGTTACTTATATTAAGAAGCCCTATAGCAAGAGCGGCCGCGGCCGCACCAGGGGCGAGAAGCCACCCAACATACGGAATTGCGGCCGCTGAATTATACGCGTTCATTGCCATCATCGGGGCCGTATATATTGCCTCTGCGAGCCTCAGTTTCCAGGCAGACAGATCACCCTTGTATCTGATATCTGCTTCTTTCTTTTTTGATTCTTCCTGGATCTTTGCCTCTTCCTCTGCGTATTTCTGATCTATCTCAGCAGAAGCCAGGGCGTCTTTGGCTTTCTCAATATTCTCTTTATCGCCAGACTTTTTCGCCTCTGCCAGTTCAGACTTAAGCCTTTCAATCTCTGTCTGCTCCAGTAATCCAGCGGCTTCAAGCTCGGCGTTCTTTCTTTTCTGCAGGTCTGCCAGCTTGGCATTCGTTGTCGTCTCCAATGCGGCGAGCTGTTTTTCTGTATCGAGTTCATACATATCTGCAAGGGCATCGAAGAAATCAGAAGCAAGGTCAGTGAGAGTTTCATAGGTGCTTTCGACCGCCTCTATTTCTTTTTCATGCGCTGCATTCCATGCTTCAAAGGCTTCCTGCGCTGATTGTTTTTCAATATCGACTCTATTTTTTGATTGTTCGAGTTCTGCATCAGTTTTCTTTTTCAAGAAATCCTGTTCTGCTGCGCTGAGTTTCTCAAGCCTGATTATTTCATTC